AACAGTTCACGGGGAGCAAAACTAGGCAACCAACTAAGGGCCATGAAAGCACTAGGAAACTCGCCGGCATTGACCACTAAGAGTGAACCAATAGAGACACCTCTACCCAATACCGAACAGCCGTTCGTAGAGATAAAACCCAATAATTCCAATGAATTTTTTTATGAAAATGTTTTTAAGCCCCCGCTCGCTTTAATTCCTATATCCCAAAAACCACCCAGCGTGGCCGTAACTGGTTTTGGTTCACCCCGATTAGAAACGATGACTCCAGAACAGGCCCCAACTAGGGCCGATGAAATTGCTGGGTTTGCCCAGGACGTTCTGGGCATTGAGTTACTCCCCTGGCAGTATCGAGTAGCGCAAGGCTTTACCGCGATGGACGAAGCCGGCGATTACTTGCGACGTATTGGGTACTGTTCCGTGGCGCGCCAGAACGGTAAGAGCCAGTTAATGGCGGCCTGTCTAGGACACTTTTTAACGGTCGAGGCCCCGCGTAGGGGGACGCCCCAGGTAGTTATTTCGGTAGCCCACAAACTTGACCTAGCGGTTTCTATGTTTAAGTATTTGGCTCCGTTACTGGAGGTCCGCTACGGGGCCAAGGTTTCCTGGTCCTACGGCCGTAATGAGTTAGAGATTCACGTACCTAACCCAGACACGGGACAAATGACGGGACCCCATAGGTGGCTAGTTCGCGCCGCAACTCCCCAGGCGGGACACGGTTACAGCGCGGACCTTATTTTACTTGACGAAATTTGGAGCATTTCAGAGGCCGCCATCGATGAAGGATTACTACCGACACAACGCGCCCGTAAGAATCCGCTATGTCTTATGTTTTCTACGGCTGGTACTGAAGCCTCGACGGCCATGATTCGCTGGAGGTCACAAGGTCTACGACAAATAGACGCCGGCGATATTGGGCCGATGTATTTTGCGGAATGGTCCCCGCCTAGTTCCGTGGACCCTATGACGGTCGAGGCATGGCAATACGGAAACCCCAGTATGGGGCATTTCTTACCCGTGTCCGTTCTCGAAGCAGAGGCTAAAGCACCTAACCGCCAGGCGTTCCTACGCTCCAGCGTGAACTTATTTACGTCCACCGCTAACGGGTGGCTAGAACCTGGCATATTCGCCGGCTGTAAAACCGATGACCCGCTACCCCCTGGCGGGGTTTTAAGCGTGGACTCGTCCACAGATTCAGCGCATTATGTCGGGGTACGTGCTGTACAAATTGGGGACAAGGTCGGGGTAACCGTCGAGTTTCAGGTGGACAATTTGGCGGCCTGTTGGGTTCATATTGAGAGACTACTTACGGAACAGAAAACGCTGGCTTTATCTATTCCCCCGTCGTTAGAAATGTCTTGCCCGCCGAAATGGGAACGCCGGCGTAACGTCGTAGGGTTTCGAGAGTTAGGGCGATGGACCCAGTACGTTCGTTCGTTAATTACTGAGGGCCGATTAATTCATACTGGAGAGGTCACGCTTACCGAACACGTAGAGCGCGCCGTCGCGGTCAAAGTGCAGGCCTCGTTTACCTTGTCTAGCGCCCGTTCCCCTGGGCCTATCGAGTTAGCCCGCTGTATGGTTTTCGCGGCCGCTCAGGCGTCGCGCGCTGTAAGCAATAGGAAACCTGCGCTAGTTGTAATCTAGGACTAGCATAAGTTCGCGCTAGCGGTGAGCGGTTCGTCGGGGACAGGCTTACCGCTAGCGTTCCCCCATTACGTGGCCGTTCTGTCGTACACTTCCGTCATGGCTCTATTTTCGCGCAATAAAACCGCCGCTATGGCTACCTCAGTAGAACCAGCAATAAAGGCGGCCGTAGGCTACAACGCCGGCGCTAGCCAAATTGGAAACTTCTACTCATATATCGATGGCGACGCCCGTCAGCGCGCTATGTCAGTACCGACAATTTCCCGCGCGCGTGACCTAATCGCCTCGATGTTCGCGTGTCTCCCCGTCCAGTTTTACCGTGAACAATGGAACGGCGAAGAAATGGAACCCGTCGAAATTGCCCCCCGTAGTTGGGGCCGACGCATGGACCCCACAGTTACTAACAACTTCCTTATGGCTTGGACATTTGACGACCTTTTTTTCACGGGAAGAAGTTTCTGGCACGTTCAGTCCAGGACGACCGACGGCTTTCCCGCGTCGTTTACGCGTCTACCCGCCGCAATGGTTACAACAATGGACCAAGCCGGTCCCGTATGGTTCGGACCCTCTAATCAGATTCTCTTCAACGGCTTACCCGTGGATTCTCGCGACGTAATCCAATTTATTAGCCCTATCCAGGGAATGCTGTATACCTCTCAGCGCGCTATTACTACCGCGTTATCTCTGGAGGCCTCAGTAGAACGTAATAGCCGTTCAGCGATTCCCGCCGGCGTATTGCGGCAGGTCGGAGGCGAACCGTTAAGCCCAGCCGAACTAGGCGAAATGGCTCACGCGTTTAACGAAGCCCGCATGACTAACCAGACGGCCGCGCTAAACGAATTCCTAACGTACGAAGCAACTACAGCGACACCCGACAAAATGCTTTTAGTCGAGTCCCGCCAATTCCAGGCTCTGGAACTTTCCAGAACGGCCAATATTCCGCCGTACCTTGCTGGAATTGCCGTAGGCGGATACCAATACCAGAACGCCGAACAGGCCAAGCAGGACCTTTACCTATTTGCGGCTAAAAACTTTATTCAATGCTGGAACGAAACAATGAGTAGCGACAACGTATTGCCTAGGGGTACGTTCTGTCGGTTAGACGTCGATAGTTACCTAACAGAACTTAAAGTCGGGGAATCCACTATGGAAATACGCGACGATATCGAGACACCAGCCCCCCGAAACGAAACAGAAACCAATAACGAAATGGAAACCGAATAATGGAACTACTACGTTTTAACCCTCACCCCGTAACCATTGACGCCGCCGCCGGCGACGAAACGCCGAAGCGTACGATTATGGGACTGGCCGCGCCATATGGCGAAGAGGCCGTGACAATGGACGGAACCCGCGTGAAATTCGCCCCTGGTTCTCTGCCTACCGATGGACGCGCGCCTAAGTTGCTCCAGTACCACGACACCAGCCGACCTATCGGCCTCGTAACTGAACGGGTCGAGGTATTGACAGGTGACGCTCCAGGTATGTATTTCGCGGCCCGTATTAGTGACGTTCCAGAGGGTTCCGCCGCATTAACTCTCGCTATCGATGGCGTACTAGACGGGGTAAGTGTTGGCGTAGTGCCGACCGAATGGACATACGACGACAACGGAACGATGATAGTTACGGCCAGTAACTGGAACGAACTAAGTATGGTCCCTATGCCGGCTTTCGAGTCCTCACGTATCCACCAAATAGCCGCGCAAGCGGGTAATAATGAAGAACAGACGGAACCCGACGCCGTGGACCCAGAAGAAAACGAATCAGAGGAGAACCCAGAAATGGCCCAGAACGTCGAAACCCCCCAGCCTCTCGAGGCGTCTACACCCGTTACCCCACTCTGGGCCGCCGCCCGTGGTCACGCGCCTAAGTTGCCTAGCCCAGCCGAATATATGGTGGCATTCGCCGCAGGTTCTACAGCATTCGCAGAAATGAACGCTCGCATTTCGGCCGCGGCTCCAAATATCACAACGGCCGACACGCCCGGCATTTTGCCCGAGGTCATCACCGGCGGCGTGTTCGATTCGCTTAATCCGATTAGGCCTTTTGTCTCTGCCATCGGCACTAAGGCGATGCCTACAGCCGGCGCTACATTCCGCCGCCCTGTACTGACGGTCCGCCCAGTAGTGACTCAACAGCCCACAGGCCAGTTGAACACTCTCGACCCGTCTACCGTGACCGTGGCAAACAATGACGTCCAGAAACTTAGTTTCGGTACATATGTCACCGTTTCCGAACAAGACCTCGACTGGTCAGACCCTGCGTCCATCAACATTATCCTGGAGCAACTCGCTATCGCCTACGGACAGGCCACGGACAACTACGCAGTAGACCAACTTACCGCTGGTACTACCCAGTCCGAAACCGTCGTAGACCTTGCAAGTCCTGCTGACTGGATTGAAGCAATTTACGGAGCCGCATACCAGATTTCGGTTAATTCCAATTACTTGCCTACCCATTGGGTCATGAATCCTGTTACCTGGGCGAAATTGGGCCAACTTGTGGACACAACGGGCCGACCTGTATTTCCGTCAGTTTCTCCGATGAACGCTTTCGGTTCACAACAGGCGACAACATGGAACGGTAACCCTCTGGGTCTTAACCTTGTCGTCGATAAGAACATGGCCGGCGGAACAGGCGCAGGTAGCCTCCAGGGCATTATCGGACACGCCGCAGGCGCGGCCGCAGGCTTTGAGTTCTACGAGCAGATGAAGGGCGCGCTTTCTATTGACGTTCCTCAGATTATGGGCCGTACGATTTCATTCCGTGGTTACGCCGCGTCGTTTATGGCGGACGCTACTAAGTTCGTCAAACTCGTCAAGTCCTAACCCGAAAGGCGGGTAATCCGTCATGGCGGTTTATTCAATAACCCACCACCAGCGCGTAGATAACTACGTAGTAGTACAACTACTCACTACGTCCGATATCGAGGTAGGCCAGTCCGTTACGCTTGCGGGCCTGGGCCACGGCATGAACGGGACGCACACCGTCGTAGCCCTACCGGCCTACCTCTTTATTGGCGTTAGTGGTGAAGGTGATTTACTCACGGACCCAGCGTTTACCATTCCTAACCAGGTAATGGTTTACGACGAAGGCGACGACCTAGAGCGTTCCGCGGTTATTCCTAACGGTACTTTGACCTATACCCCTGTCTGTACGTGGATTACTGCGGCCG